CGTTATCGGGCAGGATTACTGGGGCGAAGGTGTCACCGCCAAACGGATCGCCGGTGCCTTGCGGTCAATGAATGGTGCTGACGTCACTGTAAACATCAACTCCCCTGGTGGAGACATGTTTGAAGGGTTGGCGATCTACAACCTGCTGCGAGAGCACCCCGGTAATGTGACCGTGAAAGTCCTGGGCATTGCCGCCAGCGCGGCTTCAATCATTGCCATGGGGGGTGATGAGATACAGATCGGGCGCGGGGCTTTCCTGATGATCCATAACTGCTGGGTGGTATCGATGGGAAACCGCCACGATTTCGCGTCCCTGGCCGATTATCTGGAGCCGTTCGACAAGGCCATGGCGGATATTTACGCCGCCCGTTCTGGCCTCGATATTGAGACAGTTCAAAGCATGATGGACGGTGAAACCTACATTGGTGGCAGTGATGCTGTTGATCAGGGATTAGCCGATAGCCTGCTTTCCGCCGATGCAGTAGCCGGCGACGATGATTCACCCGCTGCGGCGCTACGCAAACTGGATGCTCTGCTGGCGAAAACCAATACACCACGCTCTGAGCGCCGGAAACTGATCCAAGCGTTAAAAGGTAGCAAGCCAAGCGCTGTTACCGATCCCGATGGTACGCCGAGCGCTACCAAAGAAGTGAACCCTGAAACCTTAGCCAAACTGGATGCCGCAATAAACGGGCTGGTTTCGGCGTGCCAATAATCTGGAGAAATTATGTCAGAAGTTAATGAGATCCTTAAAAAAGTAACCGCCTCTATCGAAGATGCAACCAGCAAATTTAACGCCAAGGCAGAAGACGCGTTGAAAGAGGCCAAGAAGTCTGGAGCCCTCTCCGAGGAAACCAAGGCGGCAGTAGACAAGATGGCGACCGAGTTCAACGCCCTGGTAGCGGCAGAGAAAACGCTGAAGGCAGCAGTGGGGGATCTGGAACAACATGTTGCACAGATGCCTTTCAATAACGCCATTCAGGTTGTGCAGTCTGTTGGCCAACAGGTTATTTCGTCCGAAGGGCTGAAAGATTTCTCAGCCAGCCTTGAAAGTGGAAAGCGACATACCGTACCAGTGAAGGCGGCGATGATCTCTTCGGATGTTCCTGGACAAATTATTGCCCCGGATCGCCAACCGGGTATTGATGTTGCTCCTAAGCAGCGCCTTTTCATTCGTGATCTGATTGCTCCGGGCACTACCGGTTCAAACACCATTTATTGGGTACAACAGACCGGTTTTACCAATAAAGCGTCGGTTGTGGCGGAAAATACCCAAAAACCCTACAGCAGCATTGAGTTTGAAGAAAAGATCACCCCAGTCCGTACCATTGCGCATCTGTTTAAGGCGTCCAAACAGATCCTGGATGACTTTTCCCAACTGCAATCTCAGGTCGATGCAGAGATGCGTTATGGCCTGAAATACGTTGAAGAGCTGGAGATCCTGTTCGGCGATGGCACCGGTGTTCACCTGGAAGGCATCATGCCGCAGGCGTCCCGATACAGCCCGGCTTTCACCGTCGATAAGCAAAACGGCATCGATGATTTACGCTTGGCCATGTTGCAAGCGCAACTTGCTCGCTATCCGTCATCCGGGCATGTGCTGCACTTCATCGATTGGGCGAAGATAGAACTGATCAAGGACACCTTGGGCCGTTACATTTTGTCAAACCCTGCGGCATTGACCGGCCCGACTCTGTGGGGCTTACCGGTAGTAGCAACCGAATCCGCCGCTTTCCAGGGTAAGTTCCTGACGGGCGCATTCAATGCTGGTGCCCAGATCTTCGACCGTGAGGAAACGAATGTGGTGATCAGCACCGAGAACACCGACGACTTCGAAAAGAACATGGTCACCATACGTTGCGAAGAGCGTCTTGCCCTGGCTGTTAAGCGTCCTGAAGCCTTCGTGACTGGCCCATTCACCGCGCCAGCTTCTGGCGGCTAATCCTTCCTCTGGCGGCCTGCGGGCCGCTTTTCAATGGAGTTATGCCATGAAAGTTAAAGCATTAGTGCAAGTCTTGTTTGGTAGCAAGGTGATCAATGACGGGGAGACCTTCGAAACCCGAGAGCAGCACGGTCGCGAACTTATCAAAAAAGGCTATGCGGAGTTAGTGGACGAACTGCACGCTGAAGAGCAGCCAGAGCAGCCAGAGCAGCCAGAGCAGCCAGAGCAGCCAGAGCAGCCAGAGCAGCCAGAGCAGCCAGAGCAGCCAGAGCAGCCAGAGCCTGAAACCAGCAAAAAGGCTAAAAAATAAGGTGAATCATGATTGATCTGGTAGTGGTAAAAGAGCATTGCCGCCTGGAGCCAGATTTCTGCGCGGATGATGCGACACTGAATATCTATATCGGCGCGGCAAAAAAGCAGGTTGAGATGTACACCCGCCGCACGTTGTACGCCGCCGAGTCAGAACCTGGTTATGCAGATGATGAAGATCACCTGTTGCTGAGTGACGATGTGAAGGTGGCCATGCTGCTGCTGATCGGTAATTGGTATGAAAACAGGGAGGCCAGCGTTGTCGGCCAGTCTGTAAGTACCTTACCTTTTGCTGTTACGGCTCTCTTGCAACCATACCGGATCTACGGACTGTAAGGGGGCGCTATGCAAGCAGGCCGACTGCGGCACCGTGTCACCATTCAGAACTTTGTCCCGGTGGAACTCGCTTCCGGGCAGGAGCTGGAGGAGTGGCGCGACGGCAAGACCGTTTATGCCGAGGTGAAGGCGATCAGCGGTCGCGAGCTGGTGGCATCCGGCGCAGAGAAGGCAGAAGCCACTATCCGCGTTTGGATGCGTCACCGCACCGACGTTACCGCCGCTTCTCGGCTTTTGTGTCTGAACGGCCCGTTTAAAGGGGCTGTATTGGAGATTACCGGCCCACCAATCCCCGATCCCAAGGGTACCCGGCTGGAAATTCTCTGTAAAAGTGGGGTGAAACCGTGATCAACAACAACATTGATTTCTCCGACCTGCTCGACATTTCGAAGGATTTGGAACTGTTAAGCAAAGCTGAGAACCGCAATGTGTTGCGTCAGGCTACGCGGGCGGGTGCAAACGTGCTCCGTGATGAAGTTCGAGCGCGGGCGCCGAAGAAAACCGGCAAGCTGGCGCGTAACGTCGTTGCGGTGAACATGCGGGCAAAAGATGGTGGGGCGGTCGCCGGGGTGCATATCCGGGGCCGCAACCCTCGGACGGGCAACAGCGATAATTCGATGAAGGCCAGCAACCCGAAAAATGCTTTCTACTGGCGCTTTGTGGAACTGGGAACGGTGAAGATGGCTCCTGTGCCGTTTATCCGGCCCGCCTACGATGCCAAGGAGGCAGAAGCAGCGGAGGCCGCCTTTGCCAAGGTTAACGAAGCCATTGACCAGGTACTTTCAAAATGACCGAAGCCGATCTCAACCCGTTGTTAAAACCGCTGGTGGGAGGCCAGGCTTACCCATATGTCGTCAAACTGACGCCTGAGGGAGTGCCAGCAGTAAAGCCGCCGTGGATCGTCTACACCGTACCTGATGAAAATCGGGGGGATGTGTTCTGTGGTACCGCCGAAACGGCTTACATGGTGCAGATCGACGTGTACGCAGCCAGCATTGACGAGGCGAAGGTCATTCGCGAGCAGGCCGAGGCAGCTGTAAGCCCATTGTTACCTGCCGAAGTCCATCTTTTTAGCGGCCACGAACCCGACACCGGCCTTTTCCGTGCCTCATTCGAATTCCGAGTGTGGCAGTAACCCATACCATTGACCCTGACCCGCTGCGGCGGGTTTTTTTATGTCTGGAGAAATCACATGACAAGTAAGCATGAAAAAACAAAAGGCACGGTGATCAGCGTTTCAGCGACCGAAGTCAGCGAAGCCAACCCGATCGGCGTAGCCTGGCTCTCTGCATCGTGCAGTATGCGGGAACTGAGTTTTACTGGCGGCCAAAAGTCGGATATTGAAATCACCACGTTCTGCTCTGAAGAGCAGGAGATGGTGAATGGCCTGAAAGCTCCGTCAGAAATGACCATTAACAAAAACTGGAGCGCCTACGATACCGCGCAGGATTCGCTGATGGAGGCTGATGAAACGGATACGCGCCGCGCTATCCGTATTATTTTCCCCTCAGGCAACGGTTTTGCTTATCTTGCTGAGGTTCGCCAAAACAGCTGGAGCGCCGCGACGTCAGGCATCGTCAGCGCATCATTCAGCCTGCGCATCATAGGTAAGCCGGTACGCATTTACGCTGTAAACATTCCAGTGACTGGCGTCACCCTGGATAAAAGCACGCTTACCGTGCGATTAGGCGAAAGCTTCGTCCTGAACCCAACGATTGCTCCTGCGTCAGCGACTAACAAGGCTCTCACGTGGACATCATCTGCACCAGGCAACGCGATGATTAACGCATCTGGGGCGACTGGCAACGGCAATGCCGTAGGCGTTGGTACCTCAACAATCACCGTCAAGACCGCCGATGGCGCTAAAACCGCTACGTGTGTCGTGACCGTCACAGCGTAATAGGAGCATTAATCAATGGCGGTAAAGAAATTAAACCTTAAGGCGCTGGCGTCGGCACCGATGGCGGGTTTTCGTACCAAGCTGGTTGAGGTCGCCGAGTGGAATGGGGCGAAAGTGATCCTGCGTGAACCCTCACCAGCAGGGTGGGGCCAGTGGCGCGAGATTATGGAGCCTGAAGAACCCAAAGAGGGCGCAAAGGCGGTCGAGCTTTCCATCACGGAGCAGACGCAACGCAACATCCGCGCTGACGCTGTGATGTTTATCGATGTTCTGCTCGATGAAGATCAAAAGCCGGTATTTACCCGCGAAGAGCTGGACGAGGTTGTGGGTTTTTACGGGCCGGTGCATTCACGTCTGCTCAAGCAGGCGCTTGCCCTGCAAACTTCGCCGGAAGACGCTGAAAAAAAGTCAGAGAGCCAGAAACCTTCTTCTTGATGCAACTGGCTCTACGCCTCGGCAAGACCCTGGGCGAACTTCAGCAGTCTATCAGCGTAAGTGAATTGCGCATGTGGATGGCTTTTGACCGGATAAGCCCGATTGGTGATGAGCGCAATGATTACCACGCTGCACAAATCACCGCTGCCGTTTTCAACTCCCAGCGAGCTAAAGATCCCCTGTCTATTTCCAGCCAACTGCTGCAGTGGAATAAGGAAGAGGAAGCGGAGGGCTCGGAAGAAGATACGTCAGGGCTTGAGGCATTTTTGGGAAATCTGGCCGATTAATACCCGCTCACGTAGCGGGTTTTTTTATAGGTGAAATATGGCATCTCTGCGTGAGCTAATCATTAAAATATCGGCTAACTCCAGTTCTTTCCAGACGGAGATCGCCCGCGCATCACGCATGGGAGCCGATTATCACAGAACTATGACGCAAGGTAACCGCCAGGCGGCGAATGCGACACGGCAAAGCCAGCGGGCGCTTGCCGATCTGAATGGTCAACTGGCGACCGTTCGCGGCAGTGCATTGGCGATGGCTGGCGCGTTTGCCGGAGCATTCGCGACCGGGAACCTGATCGCCATGGCTGATAAGTGGAACTCGCTCAATGCGCGGGTAAAGCTTGCTACGACCTCTGCGCAGGATTTCAGCGTTGCCCAGGCTGGGCTGATGCAGATCAGCCAATACACCGGCTCAACGTTTGAATCCAACGCCGCTCTGTTCTCGCGGGCATCCAGTTCGCTGCGTGAGTATGGGTATACGACAAAAGATATTTTGTCACTGACCGATGCGCTGGCCACCGGCTTGCAAGTGTCTGGGGCGTCTGCTGATGAAACGGCATCGCTGATCACACAATTATCACAGGCACTGGGGCGCGGTGTTTTGCGTGGGCAGGATTTTAACTCTGTTGCACAGTCTGGCCAGCGGATCATGAAGGCGTTGGCGGATGGGCTTGGCGTTGCACAAAAAGACCTGAAAGGCTTGGCTGACGCTGGCGAACTGACAACGCCGAAGATCGTACCAGCACTGATCAGCCAGCTCGGGCAATTGCGTAAAGAATTCGACACGATGCCGAACAGCGTAAGCGCCGCATCTACCCGCGTCATGAACGCATTCCAACAATGGGTAGGTGGCCAGAATAATGCGGTCGGTGTTACGGCGACAATCTCAGCAGGATTGGATGGGCTGTCTAAAAACATTGATACGGTAGCGCTTTCCCTTGGGGCTCTGGTGTCTGTTGGCGCTGTGCGCTATTTCGGCGGCATAGTTTCAAGTGTGGGGAGTGCGACAGCGGGCATGGTATCGGCATACCGCGCTGAGGTATCTCTGGCTGCTGCGCAGGTTCGAGGGACTCAGGTCGCAACAGCGAGAGCGAGAGCAGCCGAGTATCGAGCACAGCAGGCGCTGGCCGCTGCGCGGGGAACGGATGGTCAGGCAGCAGCGGAAAGGCGATTGGAGGCTACGCAGCGTGGAGTTACACGCAGCATTGCAGCGAGAACTGCCGCACAAGGTGCTTTAAATAATGTGACTTCGCTGGGTAGCAGGCTGATGTCTGGTGCATTGGGGCTTGTCGGTGGGTTCCCTGGGTTGATTATGGCGGGGGCTGCTGCCTGGTATGTTGTTAACCAACGGCAGGAGCAGGCTCAACAGTCGGCGATTGCTTATGCTGATTCGCTGGGTTCAGTCGTAGAGAAAATGAATAGCCTCAACCAGGCTCAACTGAAAGGCGCATTGGCTGATACTTCAGAATCCATCATTGCCCAGAAGGATAAAATAAGTGAGCTGACCAAAGCCCAGGCAGATGCACAATCTGATTTTGAAGAATATACCAAATTGGTAGCCAAGCTTGGTATCCAACAAGACCAGAGTAATGAGTTTACAAAAAAAGCCGCCCAAGCCCAGCGAGATCTCGATAAAACCA